TCCGCGACGGGGGGCTGTACAAGCGGTACGACGCCCAAAAAGGCAAGCAGCCGCCGGACGGATTCGAGCCGGCTCAGGACGCTGACACAATCACTGGCCATTGGCCGGGCTGGCTGCCGGTCGGAGACGGGCCGGAGGACCGCTGGCACCGCGAGGCGTTTGCCGTTTTGGATGACTGGTCCGATGGCACACTCGAGCTGTGCGGGCCGAAGATCCAAGGCAACCCCGAGGGCTTTGCCAGTCATGTTCTGGTCCGTCATGGCGCTGACGTGCTCCACGACTGCCCGCGCGACTTCGACGGCCTTCGCGCGTACCTGATGGCCCGCGACATCGAGGGCGTGGTGTGGCATCACATTGACGGCCGAATGGTCAAGCTCAAGCGGCGTGACTTCGTGCGATCGGGGCCGAAGCGACAATGACAGTGAATCGTGACCTGCTCTCACAACACGCAAGCGGCTTGGGTGGGTTAATGTCCCCGGCTCTTCCCGCTGCGAGGGTTGCACCGGTGCGTTGCCGGGCCGGGTTCGACTCCCGGTGAGAGCTATACACCCCGCCGGGCGGGGCAAACGGGCGGCGCGATTGGCACACGATCGGACGCACGCCAGCCCGTCCCGACCGACGACCGCGAGCGCGGCGGCGGTGGCCACTGTGGCAACCGGCGGGGAGTTTGATGCCGGACACGCAACGGAGTAAAGACCAGTGAACATTAACGACCTCATGGAACAGCACAAGGTTGACGCGCACGGGGCACAGTTCCGTGTCGTCACCATCACGCCCGAGCTGGCCAAGAAGATTCTGGACGAACCGAGCTATCAGCCGGCGGTCGTGAATATCAGGAACCGAAACATCAACTACAGAGTCGTCAACCGTTACGTTGCGACAATGAAAGCAGGGCAGTGGCAAGTCAACGGGGAACCGATCGTTTTCGCGGCATGCGGAGCCAGGCTAAACGGCGAACACAGACTAAGAGCTATCATGGAAGCCGGCGTCCCGATCACAACGGCGGTGGTGACTGGCATCAACCCCGCAGCGTTCACGACCATTGACGCCGGACATTCGAGGTCTGGGGCAAACGTGCTGACGATCAGCGGGCATTCAGACGCCAAGACCCTCCATGCTGTGGCGGCAGCAGTCATGCACTACGACCGTGGTATGCTGAGTCTCACCAAACGCACGTCAGCCTTCGCGAGCAATGACGAACTGTTGTCGTACGTCGGCAATTCGATGCCCCTAATTATCGAAGCGTGCGATGCTGGCAGAGCCATCAACAAAAGCATTAACGGCATTGGCCCTGCCATTGCTGGCTCGTGCTATTTTCTGTCGAGGCAATCGACCATTAACGCCGAAGTTGTGGAGCGATTCTGGCGCAATCTCAGGGAGACGATCGCAGGGGGCGCCACGGAGCCTGTCGCTGTTTTGATACGCACAGTAAACAACGCGAGATCAAGCAAGCACATTCTCTCAAGACCGTGGACGATGGCCGTATTGATCAAAGCGTTCAACGCATTCGCTGAACACAAAAACGTGCCTTTTCTGAAGTGGGCAAACGACGAGAGGTTCCCCGCGATACTGGGACGGCCTCCACGATACGTTGATAACCAGGCTGGGGATTAGACCGGGTGTGGACAGGCGTGCTCGGGCTGGGAAAGGCGGGGCGTGGTATGGCATGGTTACTTTTCCCACTGCGGCACCCGGCGGGGAGTTTTGACAACGGGAGGAACTGACGATGACGATGTTCAAGAAGGCGACACGCGAACAACTCAAGGCCCGGATCGCCCTGGACGGGCCATCGGGGTCGGGCAAGACCTACACGGCCCTGCGGGCCGCGACGGCGTTCGGCAGCCGGGTCGCGGTCATCGACACCGAACACGGCGCCGCGAGCAAGTACGCAGGGGAAGCCCCCGACGGCAAACCGTGGGAGTTCGACGTCCTCGAACTCACGGAGTACGACCCGCGAAAGTATGAGGCGGCGATCCACGCGGCCGCCGCCGAACGGTACGAAGTGCTCGTGATCGACAGCCTCAGCCATGCCTGGATGGGCAAAGGCGGGGCGTTGGAGATGGTTGATAACGTCGCCGGAAATGGCAACAGCTACGCGGCGTGGCGGACGGTGACGCCGGTGTTCCGGCGCATGGTAGACGCGATCCTCGCTTGCCCGTGCCATGTCATTACCACGATGAGGACCAAGACAGAGTACATCCTCGAACCGGATCACCGGGGCAAGATGGTCCCGCGCAAGATCGGCACGGCGCCGGTCATGCGCGATGGAATCGAGTACGAATTTGACCTCGTCGGCGACATCGACCCCGACAACAAGCTACGGGTGAGCAAGACCCGATGCAGCATCTACGCCGGGCTTGGTGAGTACCAACCCGGGCCGTCGTTCTGGCAGCCGCTCGCCGAATGGCTCAATGCCGGCACGCCCCGGCAGTTGATAACACAAGATCAAATCGTCGAAATCTCAACGCTTCAGAGCAAGCTCAGCATCGCCGAAACGCCATTTATCGCCGGCCTTCGCTCCGCGTTCGGCGTTGAAGCACTCCACCTGCTGACGCAACAACAGGCGGATCAACTCATCGACCGGCTGCGGGCGAAGCTGCCGCAGTCTGACACGTCCACAACCTAGCAACTCGATAGTAGGAGGATACCTTTGAGAACCCGCCGCAAGCGGGCACGGACAAACTCCGGCCCTGTCATGGTGACATGGCCAAGACGACACACCTACAACAGACGGAGAGACGACAATGGCTGACCCGACGTTTGACTTCGATTTCTCATTCCTCGACAAGTTCGACAACGTCCCGGCGGTCACGCCGAGCAAGTCCCCTCGGCTCGAAGATTTGGCCGACGGCAACTACGATTTCACGATCGTCAGCGCGACGGCCAGGACCACGCCGAAGAGCGGTAGTCACCTCATCGAGGCGCTGTGTCACTGCGAGCAGACGGGACAGGTGGTTCCGCTGACGTGGTTTCTTGACACGGCCGACAACGTCGCCCGGTTCAAGGGCGCCCTGTTCACGCTCGGCTACGATTCGGCCCGGTGGGGCACGCCGGAACGGCCGCTGTCCGCCGAAGTAAAAAAGGCCCTTGCGACGATGCCGGGGCGGCGGTTTAAGGGGGCGAAAAAGACCAACAACAAGGCCGGCAAGACCTACCACAACCTCTACGTCAACTCCGGTCTGCCGCCGGCTGATCCGTCCACGCTGGCGGCGCTGACGACGCTGGAGGCCACGCCGGCCGCCGCCAGTACGGCCGGGGGCGGCGTGACTGATGAATGCCCATTCTGAGGCGTCACGTCTGACGCTTAACGCCTGACACATGACACGATCGACCGCACGGTGACACGCATGACGCACGACAAGCTGACCCGGCAGATTGACGCGATCGAAAAAGCATTCGGCGTCATTCTGGAGCCAGGGCAGATTGTCGAGATCAGGTCTCTGTCGCCGTTGCGGTCGAAGATGTTCGGCACATCGAAACAGGGCGAGGCACGCCGGGCGGCCGAATACGCCGCCCGGCTGTCCGCCGAAGCCCGTGGCGTCTACTACACGCCCAACCCGTTGAAGAGCATGACGGGCAGCGGGGCCGGCGGGGCGGCGAAAGACTCCGACGTCGCGGCACGGCGGTGGTTGCTCATCGACGTAGACTCACGCCGGCCCAAAGACACGAACGCGACGGACGCGGAGAAAGCCGCCTCGCGGCAGGTCGCTGACGCGATCGTCGCCGCACTGACCGCGCACGGGATGGCCGGCCTGGTCGTCTGCGATTCGGGCAACGGCTGGCATATCATGGCGTCGGTCACGCTGCCCAATGACGAGGCCGCACGGCATCAAGTCAAGCACCTGTTGATGGCGTTGGATGAGCGGTTCAGCAATGCATCGGCGATGGTAGACGTCTCGCCGTCGAACGCGGCCCGAATTTGGAAATGCCCGTACACGCTGACGAAAAAGGGCGAGCCGACGGCCGAGCGGCCGGCCCGGTGGTCGTCGGTGATCGAGCTGCCCGACGACCCGCGACAGCACGCCGAGAGTAATACGGCGGCGTTGGCCCGACTGCTTCAGGCGTGGCCGATCGCGACGGCGACGAACGGCGCCGGGGATGCGCTCCAACGCTACATCGAATCGGCGATTGACCGCGAGTGCGGGCGGGTGAGTCGCGGCGGCGTGGGCGAGCGGAATGACACGCTGAACATCGCGGCCCACAACCTCGGGCAACTGGTCGGCGGCGGGTACGTCGATCGTGCCACGATTGAGGCGGCATTGCTCCACGCAGCTCGTGCGTGCGGGCTGCCGGATCGCGAGGCGGAACGCACGATCCGGAGCGGTATTGAAGCCGGCGTGAAGAAGCCGCGACAGATTCCCGTGACGGTGACGCAACCGTCGGCGAACGGCAAGGCGGGCCATGCTGACACGCTTGACGCTGTCGAGTGGGAGGAGCCGGTGGCGGTGGACGAAGCCGCCGACATCGACGCATTCCCGGCCGACGTGTTCCCCGTGCAATTGCTGCCGTTTGTCCGCGAGGTGACAGCCTCGATGAACGTGCCGGCTGACTATGCCGGGCTGTGCATGCTGGCCGTTGCGGGCGGGGCGATTGGTAACAGCCGGTTGCTGGTCGTCAAAAACAAATTTCGCCTGTCGTCGGCCATTTACGGCGTGTTCGTGGCGAAGCCGGGTTCCAAAAAAAGCAGCCTGTTGAGCCTGGTCGCCGGGCCGATGCTTGAGGCGGAAAAGCGGTTCGACGAGAGCTACCGACGGCAGCGCGACGAATGGGAGCAGGCCGGGCGGCCGGGCAGTCCGCCGACGCTGCGGCGGGTCGTATCATTCGGACGCGGATCGACTGAGGGGCTTATCAATCGACTTACCACGAATCAACGCGGGATCACGGTCGTCGCGGATGAGCTGAGCGGACTGCTGGCCGGCATGAACCAGTACAAGCCGGGCGGCAAGGGCAACGACCGGCAATTCTACCTCAGCGCGTGGGACCAGCAGCCGTTTCGGCCCGACCTGGTTGACCCCGAGCGGTCGATTTTGATCGCCAGGCCGTTCCTCAGCATCGTCGGCGGTATCCAACCGGACATGCTGCCGGTTCTGCGGGGCGTGGATCATCGCGGCAAGATCGCGGGCGACGACGGATTTTACGACCGGTTCCTCATCGCTTACCCGCCGGAGCCGCCCGCACGCGGCGAGAACTGGCAAGAGGTGTCAGACGGTGCGTATGCGATCTGGTTGAATGCGGTTGACGACCTGCTGTCATTGCCTCAGGCAAGCCACGGCGGACCGGAGGAGGTGACATTGTCACTCGAGGCCCGGGCCGAGTACACCCGCGAGACCGAGCGGCACGCGGACGAAGTCAACGCCCGCGACTTCGACCCCAGCCTCGCCGGGGCGTTCGCCAAACTCATGCCCGGATACCTCGGGCGGTTTGCGTTGATCCTCCACATGCTGGACCAGGTCGTCGATGGCCAAATTGGAAATGAGGTGTGTGAGATGACGATTCGGCGGGCCGCAAGGTTGGTCATGTATTTCAAGCAACAGGCCCGGCGGGCGGCGGGGTTGATCGTCCGCGACGACAGAGAAAAAGCGGCGATGCGTGTCCTCGACTGGTTGCGTCGGCGGCCCGATCCGACGACGCCGGCGAGGCATCTCGAGGTACTCCGGAGCATCTACCGAAGTGTCGGGAATTCCGACAGCCTGCGGGTTGCCACGGACTACCTGGCCGACCTCGGTCTGGTCGAAGTCATTGAGCCGGCCGACGACTGCGCCGACAGTCGGCGCAAGTCGGCGCAGAGTCGGCGCAGCAAAAACCGCACTTATGTCCTTAACCCTAAAGCTCTTACGTCTGCTTCGTCGGTTCGGTCGGCGCAGTCGGCGCGTCCTGTAGAGAGAGATATTAAGGGGCGTTTTGAGGGGGACGAAAATGCGCCGACTGCGCCGACTGAAAGTAAGAGTAATGATGTAAATATATACTATGAATCATTTTAGGACTATTTTATGACCCCTTTACACGCGCCGACTTTGCGCCGACTGTGCGCCGACCGCGCCGACTGAAGGAAAAGATGACAAACAAAGTAAACATTCCGACCCCTGATAGTGATGGCCAGCCGGTCCGGCGGGTCGAGATCATCTTGGCCGTGCTGCCGTCGGACGTGCCGGTGGGGGTGCGGCTGCGGCGGCTGCTCAAGGTGGCTCTGAGGGCGTTCCATTTGCGCTGTGAGTCGATCGGGCCGGCCAAGCCGGCGGACGGGCCGACCGGCGGGGCGGATGCGTCTGGGGGCAACTGTGGCGATCCGGAGGCCATGCGATGAGGGGGACGTCGGCCATCGAAGCGATGGTCCGCCAGGCTCAAGACGGGCAGGCCCTGTTTGACCGGTTGGAAGCCCGTGGCCATCGCATGCGACGGGCCGACGACGGGTCGCTGATGGTCGCGGACGCGGGGCGACTCAGCGCAGCCGACCGTGACGCGATCCGCGAGCATCGCCAGCAGCTGATTGACATGTGCGAGTACCGCGAGACATTCGGCCGGCTGCCGCTGATGCCGGCCCTACGATCCATGCCGCCGAGGAGGGGGAGCACATGACCAAGACGCGACGACGGACGAAGGCAACGAAACCGGGCCTGTTCGGCTCGGCCTGGGACTGGGTGACAATCGCCTGGCCCCGCGAGCGGGTGCGGGCGTGGCTGACCTGTACGCCACTGCTCCGCATGTACGCCGACCAATACCCGAGCCTTGACGATGCCGTGAGCGAAGCCCTGATCGGCCTCGTTCGGGCCGACGAGCGGTTCGAGCAGCATCGCGGGGCGTTCGCGTCGTGGGCGCGACAGGTCGTGGCGAATCAACTCCGGGCCGGGTTGAACGGCGGAGGCGGCGCTGCGGTGGTGCGCGGGAAGAATGGCCGCCGCGTCCGGTGCGTGCAACTGCCCGATGGGTGGGACGTGATACCAGACACACGAGCGAGCGAGGTGACGGACGTGCTACGCGAGGCGAAAAAACCGAAGTGGTGCGAGCAGTGCGGCGAGATCCAGACGTTTGACGCGATCTGCATCGGCTGTTGTCGCGGCATGATCTCGCCTTGCACGGCATGCACTCGACCGACCGTCAACGCGGACGGAGTGTGTACGCGGTGTCTCGACCGGCAGCGGAACCGCGAGACGGCGAGGGCGATCGTCGCGGCGGGAAGGGGTGCGTGATGCAGTGGATTAAGAATCTTGGCTGCGGCGTCGAAGGCGCAAAGCCGCCGAATCTGGCTGGCTGCTCGATACTCTGCGTGAGCAACAAAGGCTGGCGGACGGGCCATGACAGATACACGCGGGCATGTTTCAATGATCGCGGCCAGTTTTTTTTCGATCACTGGGGCGACGTGTATGGGTGGGAGTGGTCGGAAGTCACGCATTACGCGATCATCTCGCCGCCGGAGGATACGTGATGGCACGCATCAAAAACCCGCACCAGGCGACGTTGCGGACGATGACAACGGCTGCCGCCAGTGCGACCGGCCGACGGCAAACGCTGGCCGGGTCTGTACGCGGTGTCTCAACCTCGGCAAGGGGGCGTGACATGTGCGAAAAGTACGCCAAGTACCAAATCCGCGAATGCAAAAAGTGTGGGCCGAAGCGGTGCCGGATGCTGCGTAACGGGCTTTGCCCGCGATGCGTGGCGCAGCAGCGGCGATGGGGCAACACGCCACTGCAACGATGCGTCGATTGCGGCCTGTGGCGGCAGTGCAACGCCGACGGGGAATGTCGATGGTGTGAGAACCTGACCGAGGCAGCGATTGAGCGGATCGTCGCGGAACAACTGAAGAACGCGCCGCCGTGGTTCTGGCGTGAGGCCCGCGCTCTTGAGCAGGCGTACGACCTGCCCGAGTGGTGTCAAAATGAGCGGAAGCGGCAGACGTACCACCGCGACGAAGCCAAGCTGACTAATGGCGTGTGTGCGGTGTGCGGGAAGAATTTTACGCGGCTGTATGCCCGTGCGGTGTACTGTGGGCGGGCCTGCAAGGCGCGAGCATGGCGCGACAAACAAAAGGCGGTGGCACATGCCGGATAGATACTCGGCGAACCTCAAGCCCGTGACATGGTGCCGGCGATGCCAGGATCGGATGGCGGCTAACGGCGTGTGCTGCACGCAGTGCGTGCCGCCGACGCCGGGCTACCGGGTCGTCGTCTGCCCGTGCGGCCGCGAGACCGCGAACGCGGGCGGGGTGTGCACGCGGTGCATCGCGGCGCGGGACTGCGAGCAGGCGGCGCGAAAGGCGGGTGAGTGATGATCTGCCAATGCGGCTGCCTGTTCCGCTGGGAGAGCGACTGCGAGGTGACAGCCGCCAGCCCGATGGGCTGGTACTGCCGCCGGTGCCGGGCGTACCGTGCCCCGGACCCGCTCGAATGGCGGTGCCCGGTCACTGACGTGCCATCGTGCTGCCCGGAGTGCGAAGGACTCGGCGAGGTCGGCGTACCGTGGGTGACGTGCCAGGCATGCGCCGGGACGGGGCTTTCAAGAAAGGCGGGTGAGTGATGGCGGACAAGGATGAACTGACTCCCGAGATGTTGGCGTTCATCGAACGCATGGGAACCACGTCAGCCGAGATCATTCACGGGCTGACGCTGCTGCCGCCCAAGGTGGCACGCGACTACTTGGTCGAGTTCACCTGTCAGGCCCTCGCCGCGTTGGCGACGGCTCAGGCCGAGCAGGCGACGAGAAAGGCGGGTGAGTGATGGTTGAGTCGTCGTTCGTGGCGGAATGCCAAGTGTTCGCCTCGTTTGAGGCGTCTGACTGTAAGACGGACAACGTCGTCGCCGATGTGACAGACATGAGCGAGGGCACAATCCAGATCGGTTTCAGCCTCGGCAGGAAGCGGGTCTACCTGACGTTTCTAGCGTCGGATTTCCGGCGGGCCGTGCGAAAAAAGGCGGGTGAGTGATGCCCTGGACCCACCGCCCCGCCCACGGCCCGACCCGCCCCGAGCAGTGGGAGCGTTTTCTCGCGGATGAATCGTGCGAACTACGCATCGTGCGCGGGGTGAACGGCGACCAGTCGCGGTGGCTGATCGTGCTGATGGGCAGGGTGGTGGGGGAGTGCGGGGACGTGGCGCCCGACGCAATGAAGGCCATCGCCGAATCGGAGGCGGGCATCTGGCTCGGCAGGCAGAGGGGGGCGTTGTGACCACAACCGCCACGATCCGCGACCTGCTCGCTGCCCTCGACGAACCCGGCGCCAACGTCCTGGACATCGTCGGCAAGCTGGCCGACGCCTACGCCGATGCCGGCGACGATGTGCGGGCAAGGGTGATGCGGTGGTGCTGGAAGAAGGGAGCGGAACCGCAACCCAGCGCTTTCGGTCGATATTGGGACTGGCCACGGCGCTGGTGGCCTTTCGTGCAGCCGGAATCGTGCGTGCCAAATCGCGTGTCCGACATGGCGAAGTTTTGGCGCGTGATGATTCGGAGCCGCTCCGCCGCCTACCTCGCCCTCGCCGACGCCTGTGCCCGGTGGGTCGAGCAGAGGAGGGGGCGGTGAGCGGCATACCGCCGGCCCTGCTCGTCTGGTCGCGGTCGCGCAACGTCCGTGAGCCGGTGGCAGAACATCGCTTCGCCCCGCCTCGCCGGTGGCGATTCGACTGGGCTTGGCCCGACCTGCTCATCGCCGTCGAAATCAACGGCGGCGTTTGGTCGCGGGGCCGGCATGTACGGGGCAAAGGATACTTAGCTGACCTCGAAAAGATCAACGCGGCTCAGGCCCTCGGCTGGCGGGTCGGGCAGTTCGCGCCGAATCAGACAGGCGAGATGCTGGCGTGGCTCGACGCGGTGCGCTCGGGTGACGTTGCCCGGCGTGCGGCCCGCGACGACCTGATACTACGACTGGCAGAACGCATCTACGCGGCCCATGAAGTGCTGACCAATCTGGCTGAGAGGAGGAGGAATGAGCGAGTTCAAACCGGGGGACAAGATCACCGTCAAATCCGTTCGCGGCGGTGACGTGATGACCGTGAAAAGAGTGACCCAAGCGGTCGTCACCACTATGGGCTATGTGTTTTCCTTCGACGAATGCAGCCTTTTTGCCGAACCCCTGAAGCCGGGGGATCGGGTGCGGAGCAGCCTTGGCGGGCCAGCGGGCACACTGATCGCCGTGCATGGCAAGGAAGCCTGGGTGGCGTGGGGCGCGTCCACGGCGGTGGTGGGCGTGGAGACGCTGACGAGGGTGGAGGAGCGGGGCCCGATTTGACCCGCCACACCACACCCGACGAAAATGCATCACATGGCATTGAGTGACCCGCTGTTCCGTGGCGTTCGATCCCCGACCTTCAGCGTCAAGCGGTCCGACGACCGGCCGAGCGCGTCGAGGCGAGGGTACGGCACGGACTGGCGGAAGCTGCGGGCTACGATCCCCCCGACACCGTGCTCGTGCGGGTGTGGGCGGCAGTGGCATCCGGGCTTCAGCCTCGATCACATCGTGCCACGCTCGCAGGGCGGCACGGACGAGCCGCACAACCTCCAGTGGCTCGCCCCCAAGTGTCACGGCCGCAAGACGGCACGCACGGACGGTGGGTGGGGGCGTCCGCCGCAAGGGCAGCGAGCCATAGGCAAAAGCGATGGGGGGAGGGGGTAAAACCTATGGACCCCGCCGGGACCGTTCTTGGCCCGCGCGAAAAAATCCCCGCAGGTTTTCGGAGTTTTTGAGCGATGGGCCGACGCGGACCGCCACCGAAACCAACGGCGGTCAAAAAACTGGAAGGCAACCCGGGCAAACGCCGGCTGCCGAAGGACGAGCCGGCTCCGCCCGCCGAAGAGCCGTCGTGCCCGTCGTGGCTCACGCGCGAGGCCCGCGAGGAGTGGGCACGCATCACGCCCATCCTGCGGTCGATGCGGCTGCTGAGTTCGGCGGACGAGGTGACGCTTGCGGCCTACTGTCAGGCGGCGGCGGAACTGCAACTGGCGACCCGGCACCTCGACGAAGTTGGGCGATACCACGACGACAGCAAGCAGGCCATGCGGGCCCAGCGTGACGCCTTCGCGCGTGTGAAGTCGTTTCTGCAGGAGTTCGGCCTGTCGCCGTCTGCCCGTGCCCGGCTGAGCACGCCGGCCGGCAAGGACGAGCCGGACGAGCTGGGCAAGCTGGTACTGGCGTTCGCCGATGGCGCGGCGTGATGGCGCGGCGTGATGCCGCGACTGACTACGCCCGCGAAGTCGTAGACGGGCGGGTCGTCGCGGGCGAGTTGGTTCGGCTGGCGTGTCAACGGCACCTGCGTGACATAGACAACGGCCGCGAACGCGGTCTGGTGTGGAATGCTCATCGGGCGTCGGCGGCGGTTCAATTCTTTACGCTGTTGAGACACATCAAGGGACCGAAGGGCGGCAAGCCGATCGTCCTTGAACCGTGGCAAAAGTTTTTTGTCGGGGCGATCTACGGATGGACGCGCACCAACGGGACAAGGCGATTCCGCGAGGCGTTCCTTGAGGTGGGCCGGAAGAACGGCAAGACCGCGATCGCGTCCGGCATCGGGATCGCGGAATTGGTCATGACGGGCGAGCACGGGCCCGAGGTCTACACGCTGGCAACGAAGCGTGACCAGGCCCGATTGACTCACGCCGATTCGCTGCGGATGGTGCAGAAATCGCCGGGGCTGCGGAAGTGGATCAAGGTCTACAAAGACTCGCTGATCAATGAGCGGATGAGCGGCAAGTACGTCCCGTTGTCGGCCGATGCTCACACCCTCGACGGCTTGAATCCGTCGGCGGCGATCATGGATGAGATTCATGAATGGCCGTCGCGTCTGCTGTACGACGTGATCGAAACGGGCATGGGGGCCCGCTCGCAACCGCTGATCCTAATTACCACGACGGCCGGGTTCGACCGGCATTCGATTTGGTGGGAGCGGCGTGAAGCACATATTGCCGCGCTGCGTGGCCAGCACGAAGACGACTCGCTTTTCGCTTACATTGCCACGCTCGACAAGGATGACGATTGGACCGACCCGTCGGTGTGGGTCAAGGCGAACCCGAATCTCGGGGTGACGATCGACCCGGAGGAGTTCGCGCGGAAGGTCCGGCAGGCGCAGGCGATCCCGGGCAAACAGAACAGTTTCAAGCGCAAAAACCTCAACATGCCGACGGACGCGGCGTCGTTGTGGATCAGCCGCGAGGCGTGGGACCGGTGCGCCGGCCTGACCGACGTGGCCCAACTGGCTGGGCGGTCGTGTTACGTAGGCGTTGACCTGTCAACGAAGCGTGACCTGACGGCCGCTGTCTACGTGTTCCCGCCCGAGGACGAGGGCGGCGTCTGGTGTCTGGTTCCCCGGTTCTGGCTGCCCGAGGAGGACTTGGCTGAGCGGTGCGAGCAGGACGGCGTGCCGTATGACCGATGGGCGGAGTCTGGCCATATCAGCCTGATCCCCGGGCGGATCGTGGACTACGACGTCGTCCGCCAAGACCTGATGGCCGACGCCGAGGACTTCGACGTCCTCGCGTTCGTTTTCGACCCGTGGGGCGCGGTGCAAACGATGAAGAGACTGGACGCCGACGGGTATGTCGTCCGGCCGTTCCGGCAGACGGAGCGGATGTACAAGGCCCCGGTGTTGGAGTTTGAAGGTCTGATCGAACAGCGGCGGATTTTGCACACGGGGTGCCCGGTGTTAGGTTGGTGCGTCGCGAACACGGCCCTTGAGGAAACCCGGGCCGGCAACCGCACGCCGAGCAAGTCGTCATCGACGACGCGGATCGACGGCACGGTGGCCGCGCTGATGGCGATCGGGGCCGCGATTGAGGCGGAGCAGGAAGGCGACGTGGGGAGTCTTGAACTGTGACGACGGCACATTTTCGGTTCGACTCGGCGACGTTCGGGGCTGGCCCGTCAGCCGCCCGCACGACCGAGCCGGTCCCGCTGTCGTCGTCGTCGATCCTTGAGATTTTCAACGTCACGCCACCATCGGCCGGCGTGACGATCACCGAGCGGTCGGCGCCGACGCTGTCGGCGGTGTGGTGCGCGGTGACGCTGGTCGCCAACACGATCGCGTCGTTCCCCCTGCACCTGTACCGACGGACCGCCGACGACTCCCGCGAGCACGCCCGCGAGCATCCCCTGAGCGATCTGCTGAGCGGCCGGCCGAATCGGGCGATGTCGTGGTTCACGCTCATCCAGACGATGCAGGCTCATGTGTTGTTGTGGGGCCGGGCCGGGGCTGAGATTGAGCGGGACGCGGCCGGTCGGCCGATCGGTCTGTGGCCGATCACGCCGGACCGGATCGCCCCGGACATCGACGACGACGGCAACCCGTACTACGTGATCGACTCGAAGGTCCCCCTCGAATCGGCGGACATGCTGTGGATTCCGGGGCTTGGGTTCGACGGCTACACGGGGTACTCGCCGGTCCGGCTGGCCCGCGAGAGTCTGGCGTCGATCGCGGCCGCCGAACAGTACGGCGCCAACTTCTTCGGCGGCGACGGCCGGCCGTCCGGGTTGCTCACGATCAAGGGGAAGCTCGACCCGAAGAAGCGGAAGGAGATGCGCGACGAGTGGCAGAGCATCTACGGCGAGGGCAAGAGCGGCAAGCGCATCGCGATCCTCGCCGACGGCAGCGCGTTTCAGCCGCTGAGCACTCCGCCCGACGACGCGCAGTTCTTGGAGACAAGGAAGTTCGGCATCCTCGAAGTGGCTCGATGGTTCAACGTCCCGCCGCACATGCTCAAAGACCTCGACCGGGCGACGTTCTCGAACATCGAAGAGCAGGGCGCCGACTTCCTGACTTACTCGATTCTCCCGTGGCTGGTGCTGTGGACTCAGGAGATGTCCTACAAGCTGCTGACCGTGGAAGAACGGCGTGACATGTACTTCGAGCATGTCATCGAACACTTGCTGCGGGCGAAGGTGGCGGACCGATACACGGCCTACGCGACGGCCCGGCAGTGGGGCTGGATGAGCGTCAACGACGTGCGGCGGCGTGAAAACCTGCCGCTCCTCGGGCCCGATGGCGACGTGTACATGGTTCCGAGAAACATGCAGCCGAGTCGTGATTTCCTGCGCCCGCAAGAACCGCAACAGGACCAGCGGGCCGGGCTGCTCGGGCCGAACGGCCGGTCGATCCAAGAGTACCTCCGAGGCGTGCAATGAACCACATCAGTCAAGCCTTCTACGCGGCGCCGTGGGCGTTGCATCCGCCGAAGCTCCGCGAGGTCGAAGCGGTCGTGCGGTCGCGGTTTTTCGTCCAGCGTGGCGCGGGCCGGCCGAAGCGGATCAAGCTGCGGGGCGAAGCCGAGGCCCGGCAGCCGGGCGAAGGCCGGGGCGGCAAGCCGTACTACATGGCCGGGCGGGTCGCGGTGATTCCGGTGATGGGCGTGATCGCCCACCGGATCAACGTGCTCCACGACATCAGCGGCGGGACTTCGACGCAGCTGCTCGGGCGGACGGTCGAGCAGGCGGCGGCGGACGCGGAGGTCGGCACGATCGTCCTCGACATCGACAGCCCCGGCGGCAGCGTGTTTGGCGTGCCCGAGATGGCCGCGACGTTGCGGCAGGCGCGGCAGGCGAAGCGGATCGTGGCGGTCGCCAACACCTTCGCGGCGTCGGCGGCGTACTGGCTGGCTTCGCAGGCGTCGGAAATCGTCGTCAGCCCGTCGGGCCAGGTCGGATCGATCGGCGTGTACTCCGCGCATTACGACTGCTCCGTCGCGATGGAGATGGCCGGGGTCAAGACGACCTACATCTACGCCGGCAAGTACAAGGTCGAAGGCAACCCCGACGAGCCGCTGAGCGAAGAGGCGGCGTCGGCGTGGCAACGCGAGGTTGATACCTACTACACGATGTTCGTCGACGACGTGGCCCGTGGACGCGGGGCGAATCCGGACGCGGTTCGTGCTGGGTACGGCGAGGCCCGGTGCCTGTGTGCGGCGGACGCGATCGCGGCCCGGCTGGCGGACCGAATCGGGACGCTGGAGCAGGTGGTCGAGGAAGAGAAAGGCCGGCAGGACGGCGGCTTCGCGGCGTTGCGGGCGCGTCAACGGCAGTTGGAATTGGCATCCTGACCGGCCGATTTTGCGGTCGGCGGGCGGTTTGGTATTGTCAGCGATCCGTCGATGCGATCACAGCACGCGGGAGAGGAGCACTATGCGTAAGCAGATCGAGCAACTGAAAGCCGAGCGGGCGAAGCTGATCGCGGATGCGGGCGCGATTCTGAACCGCGCGGCGGACGAGAACCGCACGCCGACCGCCGAAGAAACGGCGTCGGTGGATCGTCTCCACAAGGCCGCGGCCGAAGCCGGCGACAAGGCCAAAGACCTCGAACGCCAGTACCTCCGGCAGCAGGAAGCCGAAGCGGAACTGGCCGCGAGCGCCGGGCGTCGGGTGCCGGTGCAGCGGGCCGGGCGTGAGCCGAACGGCCGGACCTCGATCACGCTGAAGCTCGGGGCGGACGCGGCCGGCAAGCAACGGCGGGCGACCCTTCGGGCCGGCACGGCTGCCTACGGCCGATGCGCTCGCGAATACCGGGATGCGTTCCGGGCGTACCTGTCCGGCCACGGCCCGCAGGCCGTCCTTCAGACCGACATCGCTTCGTCCGGCGGCTACCTCGCCCCCGAGACGTTCAACGCGGAGTTGATCCGCGAACTCGACAACACGCTCTGGATGCGGCGGCTGGCCCGCACGTTCCTCATCGACGGCCCGCAGATGGGCACGCCGTACCGTCAGAACCGAATCGCCTCGATCGTTCGCGGGTCGGAACTGCAAAGCCCGACCAGTGACACGGCGTGGAAGATCGGGCGCCGGAACCTCAACCCGCACTACATGACCGGCCGGGTCGATGTGTCGCGCGACCTGATGCGGTCGGCGGCGATCAACCCCGAGCAACTCGTCCAGGAGGAAATCCGGTTCGAGGTCGGCGCGTTCGAGGAGCAGGAGTTCATGACCGGCACGGGCGCCGGCCTTCAGGCTCTGGGGATCTTCACGGCGAGCAATGACGGCATCCCGACTACGCGGGACGTGCGGTCGTCGCTGACCAACGGGATCACCTACGATTCGATCCTCAACGCGAAGTACGCGATCAAGCTGCAACACCGGTCCTCGCCGAGTATCGGTCTGATCTGTCACCGGGACATCGTGCTGCAACTGGCGAAGCTGAGCGACGGGACGGGCAAGCCGCTCGAACTGTTCACGGCCTCGACCACGGTCGGCACGCCGGACACGTTCGACGGCATTCCGATCTACGAATCGGAGTACGCGCCGAACACGCTGACGGCGAACAGCTACGTCGCGGTCCTCGGCGACCTCCGGTACTACTGGATCGTCGATGGCATGGGCCTCGAGATCCAACGCCTGATCGAAACCGGCGCGGCCGCGAATCAGGATCAGTTCATCTACCGGCGGAAGATGGACGCGGCTCCGGTGCTGCCGGAAGCGTTCGCCCGCATCCAACTGGCCGCAAGCTGATAAGGAGCATCACAGATGGCGACTTTGGCAATTGGGAATCTTCGGAAAGTGGTGCTCCACGACGCGGCGTCGGCGGCGACGACCACGCTGAACGGGAGCATCGTGTGCGACACGCAGGGCGCCGACGGGATCACCGTCATCGCGGCCCTCGGCGACGTGACCACCGGCAGCGTCCTCGGGCTGCAAGTTCAGCACGGCGACAGCAACAGCACGACCGGCATGACGGATATCACCGGCGCGTCGGTGGGCTTCACGGCCGGGGCGAGCAATGCGGACCTCAAGCTGTTGCAGGTCAACGTGGGCAAGCTGACGAAGCGGTACGTGCGGGTGGTCATCACTCGCGGCACGGCCAACGCGGTGCTCAACGGCGTGTTCGGCATCCTGCACGGACAGGGCCGCGAGTTCGACGGGACGCAGGGCGACGTGATCGCCACCACGACCATCTGAGGAGGGTGGCGACATGCCGAGAGAAAACTACCGGCCGGGCATGGCCTACTTCGAGCGCGACAACGGGGATTTGTGCCTCAACGGCGCGAATCTCCGCGACGGCGCCGGGGTGGCCGTGCCGGCGAACATCACGTTCACGCCGGCCGCCGGGACTACGAACGTCTGCGAAGTGACCGTGACCGTGCGGGACGCTCGCGGCAACGCGATCGCGGGCGTGTTCAATTTCGACCTCTGGCTGTCGGACGCCGCGACGGGCGCGGGTCTGACGGCGACGAGCGCAAGCGGTGCGGTGGCCGCGAAGTCTTCGAGCGGGACCGACCTGTCGGTGTTCTCCCCCAAGAAGGCAATCCGCGTGCAGACGCTCGCGACTGGCGTCTACGTGCTGTCGATCACTGACACGGCCAAGACTGGATTCCGGGTCTGTGCTCAGGTGCCGGGCCTCGACAAGACGGTTGTGTCGGCCGCCCTCGTGACCGCGAACTACGGGTGATCCGATGAAGATCAAATTTAACCTCTGCTGGGCCTCGCCGGCCGGCTCCGCGAAACCGGGCGACGTGCTCGACCTGCCGAAAGGCCAGGCGGAAGCCCTCATCGGGTGCGGGGCGGCCGTGCCGGCGACGGCCGACGACCTCGCCCCTCCTCCGCCCGAGTCTCAATCTGAGCCGGCCCCGTTGCCGGACCCCGAGACCCCCAGCGCGGAGGAGGGGCCTTCGACCAGCGAAGATGAGCCGGCGGAAGAGCCGGCCGTCGAAGAACAGCCGAAGCCGGCGGCGCGGCCCGGCCCGGTTCTCAAGCCCCGGCCGATCCTGCCCAAGAAAGGGTAAGCGATGGCGAGCGGTCTGAAGAGCGCCGGCAGCCCGTACCGGCTCTACACGGCCGCCGAGTTGCGGGAGAGGTGCCGGATCGCCAGCGGGATCAGCGACGGCGCGGTCAACGAACTGCTCGATTCGGCGGTTGCCGCTGTCGAGCGGGAGTTAGCCCGGTCTCTGCTCCAAACTGAGTGGACGCTGTACATCGACGGGTTCCCCGAGTCTGGGGAAATTCACCTTCCCATCGCGCCAGTCATCAGCGCAGACGTTGAGTACTTCGACGAAGAGGCGGGCGACTACGTCGCGACTTCGTCGCGGTTGCTGGCCACGTATGAGCCGGCCCGGGTGACTCCTCCGATCGGCGAGGAGTGGCCCGAGCCGATGGACGTGCCGGCAAGCGTGCAGGTCATCTTTCTCGCCGGCTACGGCGCCACGGCATCCAACGTCCCGGCGGACCTCCGGCGTGCCGTGTTGATGCTGGCGTCCCACTTCCACGAAAACCCGCAGGCCGTCGTGGTCGGCTCCGACGCCCGGACGTTCGAGTTGCCGATGGGCGTTCGCGACCTGATCGAACCGTACCGATGGACGGGGTTCTTCTGATGTTCCGGCACCGTGGAGAACTGCGCTGGAAGGCGAAGCTCCTTGAGCCGAAAGACCTGCCGCGCAGCGCGTCGGGCTTTGTCCGCCAGGAGTGGCGGGTGTGGGCTGAGGAGTGGTGCAAGGTCGAGGAGGGCGTCGGGGAAGAGACGCAAGGCCACGACCAGCGGGGCGGCGGTCTGCCGGTGCTGATCTCGATGGATTATTGCCTTCCCCGTCTGCCGAGGATCACGGACGCGGTCGAGTTGCAGGACGGGACGGGGCGGACGCTGAACGTCGTCGCGGTGCGTGACCCCGACGGGACGCGGCGTCAGATCGAGTTGGCGTGCCGGGTGCAGGCGTGACGCATGGCGTTCCAGGTGCGAGCCGAGATCGGCATCGAAGACGCGATCAAGCGGCTTGACCGCCTCTCGAAGAAACTCCGCACCAAAGTCATGAAAAAGGCGATCACGAAGGGGGCGCAGGCTGTCGCCAAGATGGCCAAGCAACTCGCCCCGAAGCGGATCACGTTCCGCAAGGTCCGCGTGCGGCTGGGTGGTCGCGGGCCGAAAAAGACGATCAAGAAGTACGGCACGAAAACGAGCGTGCAATTCGACATCGGCGGCGCCACGGGTTTGCTGACGTACAACGGCGGCGCCCTGAAAAAGTCGATCGGTCACAAAGTCCGCGTCTACAAGCGGGCGGTCGTGGCGATCGTCGGCCCGCGTGACGGGTTCCGCGAGCGGATCGGCACGGTCAGCCGCGGCAAGAACAAGGGCAAGCCGATCTACAACAACCCCTCGAAGTACGCGCACCTCGTCGAACTTGGCACGCGACACAGCAAGGCACAACCGTTTCTGCGGCCGGCGGCGGAGTACGGCGCGACCGTCACGGCGTCGATGCTCCGCGACTACGTCAAATACGAGATCGGCGCGGAGGCGGCAAAATGATCGCCTTTGAACAGGGGCTGGTACGCGAGTTGACCCGCGAGGCGTCGGTGTCTCAGTACATCGGCGACCGGATCAGCGACGGTCCGCCACGGCAGACGGAGGCCGGTCAGCCGTACATGACGTACCGGATCGTCGGCCGGGACAACGGGCGGTTCATGAGTCGGCGGAACGGGCTGGCCAATTTGCGTTACCAGCTTGAGATTTGGGACACTGACCCCGAGCGGTGCGCACGGGCGGCGGCGGCGGTCGAGGACTGCCTCGACGGCTTTCGCGGCTGGTTGGGCGGCTGCCATGTGCTGATGATGACGGCCGTCGTCGAAGGCAAGGACGACGAACCCGAAGGCGATGACAGTGATATCTACTGGCACCGTCGTCGGCTCGAAGTTGAAGCGCGGGTGAGTGACAACCGGCCGGGCCGGCCGAAGCATTACGAGGGCGGGTAATGTCGCAAGATCAGGAAATCAGTTACGGGACGAAGCTGGAGTACAAGCCGTCCGGCAGCTTCGTCGAAATCGCCGAAGTGTACGACATCAGCGGCCCGGGCTACGAACGGAAAAGCATTGTCCTTCGTGCGCTGCGTGACGCGGTCGCGCGAAAGAAACTCGGCAGGCTCAACGTCGGCCCGGTGTCGTTGAAGCTCGGGTACAACAAAAACAACTACGACATCTTCGTTTTGGCGATCAAGGGCAACACGAGTTACGAATACCGCCTGACCGGGCCCGAAGGCTCGACCGAGGTGTTCAACGCCCGGCTGACCAACCTCAGCAAGACCTACCAGGACGAAGAGGGGATCGTCTTTGACGTGACCCTCGATGTGGACGGCGACACCACGTGGACGAAGGCGTGATGAGTGACATGAACCCGGCGGCGAAGGCGATCCTCGAAGCGGCGGATATCACCATCGCGAACGTGATGGTCCGCGAGTGGGGGAACATCAAGGTCCGGCTGAAGTCGTGGACGGCGGCGGACCGGTGCGACTTCGACGTTGAGTCGTCGGCGATCGAGGCCACGCTCGGCGAGGAGGAGGCCGGGCGGCTGCTGATCCCTCGGGCGGTCGCGTGGTCGGTGGTGGACGACGACGGGGCGTGGGCGTTCGCCCGCGTGGGCGGCAAGGCGGTCCGCAAGCTGGCCACTGCCGACAAGGTCAAGGAAGCCTGCGCCCACTACGAAGCGGTCGCGGGCAAGAACAGCGTCGGTCTCATGCGACTGTGGCGGGTGGTCAGCAGGCTGAACGGTCTCACCGACGAGGACGAAGAGGACTTGGAAAAAAACTGACCGAGGGCGGGGGCCTGCTCGTCTGCCGGCTGGCGCTGGCGATGGGCATGACCTACGCCGAAGCCTCGCGGCGGATCAGCAGCCGGGAGTTGGCCCTGTGGCGGGTGGCGGAACGGCTGACGGCGTTCGCGGCGATGGAAGAAGGCTTGCGGGAGAGCCGGCACCAGGTGCAGTTGGCCCCGCTGCTCGGTGGTGAGACGGTCACGCTCAAACCGGGCGAGTACCAGCGGGTGCGGCGACGGCGAAAGCAGAAGGGTCAGGGCGGTCCGTCGGTGCTGATGAAGGCGGCCGGCGCTCTCGGGTTGAAGGTGGTGCCTCGTGTCGCGGAGTAATTTCAGCACGGTCAACGTCCGCCTCGTCGGCTCCGGCGGGATCGACCAGGTCGTTGACAAAGCGGCGAGCAAGCTGAAGGGCTTTCAGGGCAAGTACAGCAACTCGGTCGAGCTGGCGAAAGACATCTTCGACTTCGGCGCCGACGGCGGGGCGTTTCGTGCGTTGTCGAGCGTGACGGGTTCGCTTGCCGGCATGGCCGGCCCGATCGGTCTGGCGGCGACGGCGTTGTCCTCGGTCATCACCGGAGCGAAGAGCGCGTACGACATGTACGCGGATTACAGCAAGAACAAGACCGACACGCAGGCGGCGAAGTTGGCGGAAGAGCGTGAGGCCAAGATGGCCCCGGCCCGCGCGAAGGCGTTGGCCGACAGCGAAGCGTTGAAGTCGATGCAACAAGTCACGGAGCAACTTTCGCAACAGGTGCGGATGCTCAAGGCCGGCGGCGAGAATGCCCAGTTGTACGCCGCGAAACTGAAGCTGGTCGAACGCGGGTTGCTGACGGCGGATCAGGCGTTCAACCCGCGATTCGCGTTGCAGGAAGCTCAACGGCAGGGTGACGCGGTCGGCGACCGTCGCGGGTTCTTCAACCCGGTTGACCCGCTGCGGATGAACCGCGTGGGTCTGCTGCAACTCAACCCGCTGTTCCAGCAGTTGCGGGCGGCAGAAGCCGGGGCCGAATGGTTGCGGCTGAATCAGATGGCCGACCAGTTCCGCGTCGGCAACGGCCCGTCGTCGCAGACGATGCAACGCGACATGGCCAACGCCGGCCTGCTTGCCCGTAACAACCTCATCGGCCGGGGCGATCTCGCACGGTTCGCGGCCCGCACGCTTGAACAGGCCGAATCCTTCGCCCCGCCGCCGGACTCGCGGCTCGCGACGGCCGTGCGTGCCGGATCGCAGGAAGCCGCGTCGTTTATGCTGCGTTCGCAGGCCGATGCGTACAAGTTCCGCGACCCGACCGAGCGGCTGAAGGACGCCCTCGAACGCATGGCCGCGACGGAGGACGCGCAGCTCAAGGCGTTTGAGAAGCTGGCGGACCAGCTCGCCAACCAGGCCCCGTTGGTGGCGACCTTCTGATGGCCATTCTCTACGTTCAGCGGGTCGGCGAAGGCGACGGGCGGATCTCGCTCGACAAGCTCCGGCGTCAGTGGAAAACGGTCTGGGAAGTTGAGACCTCGTCCGCCGACGTGGATTCGCTCGAAGTCGCGTTGGCGCCGGGGCTGCCGCGAATCGGCGACTACTACGTCGCGGGCGGGACGTTCGACCTCGGATCGATCGTGGTCGATATCATCCCGAAGCGACTCGACCCGGACGTTCCGACGCTGTGGACGGTTGAGGTCGTCTACCAGTCGCAGACAAAAGACCCGTCGAAGCAAAGCGGCGGCGGTGGCGGTGGTGGCCAGCCGGGCCAACCGCAGGCGAGTAACCCGCTGTTACGCCCGCCCTCGGTGGACTGGCAAACGCGATACCGCACGGTCGCGCGGCTGACGACCGTGGACGAGTTGCCACGGTCGCAGAAGCGGCCGATCGCCAACAGCGCCGGCACGCCTTACGACCCGCCGCCGACCGAACAAGAACCGATGCGGGTGCTGACGTTCCGGCGGAACGAAAGCACGTTTCGCCCGTATCAGACGCTGCTCTACATCTGGCGTGTCAATAACGACGTTTTTCAAGGCTACCCGGCCTACACGGTCCTCTGCGAAAACATCGTCGGAACCGAGCAGTACGAAAACTCGGTGCGGTACTGGGACGTGACGTACACGTTCCTTTTCGCGGACCACCACGATACTGAGTTACTGGACAAGGGGCCGAACTACCTGACCGAAGACAACGGCGACGGACGGAAGCCGAAGGAGTTCCGCGACAGCACGGGACGCCCGATTGGCGACCAACTGCTGGACGGGAACGGCAACCCGCTGCCGCGCAACCCGGTCACGGGCAAGTACACCGGCGAGCCTGTCAACCTGCGGTTTGAGACGAAGCTGTCGGCGCGGTTCGCCGACCTGAACATCCCCAACCTCGGGGCTTCCTGAAAGGGCGAGACCAATGGCAGCGCAAAGCATTCTCGAAGGCGACGTACACGTTACCGGCGTGCTGACGGCGGCGGACATGCGGCCGTCAACCGGATCGATCACGAACGCGATGGTCGACGCGGCGGCCGCGATCGACGCGACCAAGGTGCAACAGCAGTACCTCGCGAGCTATCGCGTGGCGACCCCGGTGACTGTCACCGAGTACACGCACATCGCACGCGGGGCGGGGACGATCGTCGGCGTCCGGGCCGTGATCGACACCGCGCCGGCGGCCGGCAACTCCTACACGATCGATGTTCAGAAGAACGGCGTTACGATCCTGTCGAGCACGATCAGCGTCACCGACGCGACGACGCCCGACTCGATCCTCACCGGCACTCTGTCGGTCACGAGCTACGTCGCGAACGACCTGTTCCGCGTGGTCGTCACCACGACCGGCGGCGGCAGCAAGGGGACGGGCCTGCTCGTGCAAACGATCCTGCGGGAATCGGCCAACCCGTGAGCGGTTACGGATTCAACGAAGACGGCGTCCGGCGGATCGTCGCGGCGGTCCGCACGGTCGAAGGCGCTTCGCCCCGGCCGAAGATCAACCGGCCGTCGGCGGGGAACCTTCAGTTCGTTCGCATCATCGGCCGGAAAATCTACGATGCGACGAGCTACGAGAGTGGCAGCTACTACAGCGGCGGCGACGCGGGGTTCTGGCCGGGGCAGGTTGAGGTGTGGGACACCGACCTCGACGGATTCGACGTGCTCGGGCTGGTCTGGGTGCAGGACGCCAACGACGACGCCCTTGCCGTGGGGCGGGTCTACCTCGGCTTGGAGAGCGGCGATCAGGTATTGAATGGCGACACGCGGCCGTTATTCGTGGTCGTCAATCCGGGGGCCGGGCTGGCGGACGCGGAGGGCGACGGGGACGACACGGCGAGCGGGAGCGGCGGCGATGCGTGCGCGGCGGCCGGCGGCCTGTCGGCCTACGACCTATTCGGGTGCGACGAAAACGGCATGACGCAGGTGGCCGACGGTTGCTTGCGGATCGTCAACGCGAGCGGGCAGCAGGCGGCGTTGTTCCTCGCGCTGGTCGATCCGCTGACCAATGACATCATCGCGGGCGGACCTCCGGAGTAAACATGGCAATCACCACGTTCGACCAATACCTCGGCGCACACAAGCAGTACATCCAGATCAGCAAGACGGCATCCGTGACGACCGTGGCCGGTCAGCCGGCGACGACGTTCACGGCGGCCGGTTTCCCCGGGGCCGGATCGACGCCCGGCAACACCACGACGGGCGTGGTGCCGACCTCGGCGACGACGGGGTTCCCGACCATTGACGCGCCGGCCGGGTCGAACAAGTTGTACCTGTCGCGAGTTGAGGCATACTCGTCGGTCGCGGCCACGCTGGCAATCTACGACGTGCTATTCTGGGCCGGGCCGACGACGATCCCGACGAGCGGCACGACGACGGTGAGTTTGTCCACGCGGCCGAGTTTTGCGACGCGGCTGCCGTTCCTCGCCGACGGAACGACCCGCGATTACCGGCAAACGGAGTTGTGGGCGTGGGCATCGACGGCGTGGAGCAATCACGCGCATACGTTGGCGATCACCTACACGGACCAAGCGGGCAACACCGGGGCATCGACAGGCAACGTCAGCACGCAGAACCGGGCGATCAATCGCCTGATGCGGATGCCGTGGGCGGCCGATGACTACGGCACGCGAGACCTTGAGGAGTACGCGGTCAACGGCATTGCCAGCGCTTCCGGGGCCGTTGTGGTGATGGTCATGCGGCGGCTATGGCAGGGCCGCGTCGGCAATTATGCCATGCAATACGGGCCGGACATGACGGGCATGCCGGAGTTGTTTTCTACGTCGGCGCTCATGCTGGTTGTCACGCCGGATAGTACATCGACGGGCACGCCGCAAGTCGTCCTCGAAATCGCCCAGGGGTAAGCCGTGTCGGACGGGCTGCGACAGGGCGGCGTCCTTTCGCACGTCGGCGGCACGTTCGTCAAGACGACGACGGAGCCGGGCGCGTGGGGGCAGATCGCGCAGTCGCTGTTCGGCTCGCCAGCCGCTGCGCCGCCTCCACCGGCGCCGGCGACGTCCAACCGCACGCACGACCGTTGGATTACGCTCAATTGCCCGTGCCCATGCCCGAACGACGGCGGGGGCGGCGGCTATCCCGGCGGATCGACGCTGTGTGATTGCGCCGGCGGCACCGTAGTTATCCCTAACTTCATCACGCTGGGCTTTGGCGGACTTTTTGATAACTGCCGCTGGCCGTCAAACATGCAAGCGCTTTTCGACGGTGATGTGAACTGGAACGGCCCGCGCGAAAACAAGTTCTACAGCCTCGGACGCATCCCGGCCGACGACCCGAACGCGGCCGGGGTCGCTCAGTGCGAAGCCGTCTACCAGCACGGCACGCTGGCTGAAGACGAGGTTCTCGACCTCTACGGTCTCACCAACGCGTGTAGCGGCGGCACGCTCGGCCCAACGGTGGACGGCCCAAGGTACGCCTACATCGGGCAGACGACCGCCACGTCCGCGCTCGGCACGACGACCATCGACGCTTACCTGGCGATCGTCGTAAACATCGGCTTTTGCGAAGACCCGACGCTTGGCAAGAAAGTGTTGGTTCGTTGGTCTGCCGTCTATGTCATGGACGGCGACTCCGCAGGCTTGCGAGCCTTTCGCGTGCAGATGGACGTTGCCGGCAACGCAAACGCGGTCGGTCTGTTCCTCGCACCGACGTGCGCGGCGTTTTCCGGTGGCGGCATTCTGCCGTTAACTATGGCGATCGACTCTTGGATGACCGGCAACAGCGAGACCTACGACCTTGTGTCATGCGGATGTTTGCCGGCGTTGGCTGATTGCCCGCCCGCGACTCCCCAGCCGACGATGGTCATCAGCCTCGGGACGGGGCCGTGAGTTTCCCGGAGCGGTGCGAGTGCAGTGGGCCGGGGCAATGCCCGGCGCTGAACCGCGTGATGACGGTCGGCCAGTGGGGGCAGTGCCAGACCAACGGGCGGTTCCGACTCCGGATGGCCGGCGTTCCCCCGGAACAATGGCCGGAGGAATCGCCGGCGGTTCCGAACCGTCGGCAACGGCAGCCGAAGCCGACGAAAACCGCCGCGACAATCCGCCCGCCGTGCGTGCATCTGGGCCGGCGCCAACTCCCGCCCGCTGACCCGCTCGGCGTGGCGTGCGGCTGCCCCGGGCGTGAGGTGTGGGCGTGCGAGTTGCACGGGCGTTGCACGCGGGCCGTGGCGTATGACGGAGTGGCGTGCTGTGCGAGCTGCCCGGATTACGACGCGGACGCTCCCCCCGGTGCGAGGCATCTGGCGTACTTCGTTTACCCCGTCGCGGGCAACGGCGTCTGGCGGCGGAACGTGGACCACATCCGACGGCGTGAGCATCTCTTCGACGGCCGGCGTGTCGTAGCGATCTCGACCGGATGCACGAGGTTCCCGCTCGACCCGCCCGACGCGGTCCGCGAGGCGTTTGGCGACGGGTATGACTTTGTCGAGGTGCCCGCCGAGACCGTTGCCCGGGCCGACGGCACGCCGGAGCACATCGGCGAGGTGGCCGCGTGGGCGCCGCTCTGGCAGCGCATCCTGCCGCACGCCGGGCCGCGTGACGTGGCGTTTTACGCTCACGCGAAGGGGGTCACAAAGCCGGTCAACCCGGGCGTGGCCGTGCATCGGTGGGTTGATCTGATGTACGCGGCCAATCTCGACCACTGGCCTGACGTGGCTGACATGCTCAAGGAAAAGGCGATTGTCGGGGCGTTTCTGAAAGACGGCCCGTGCTTCGCCGGCGCGGCGAACTGGCACTACCACGGTACGTTCTACTGGCTGAGGCTCGCTGACTTCGCCGGCCGTGACTGGCGGACCGTACCACGCCACTACGGAGGTACGGAACTCTGGCCGGCGAGGAACTACCGGCGGTCGGAGGCCGGGTGCGTCTTCTACGGCGGGCGACGGTTTACGATGTACCGGCTGAACGAGGTGCGGCGTGCCGAAGCAGCCTATCAACGGTGGCCGGCCCGCAAGCGGTTGTGAGCCGATTTGCCGGTCGGGCGGTCGGGCGGGTAGGATCGTCGCCCGGAGGTAAACGACATGCCGGCGGTTGACACTCATTCAGCACGCAGCCCGATGCATCCGCGTCGGTGCGTGCTCATCACGCCCCACGACACCAACGACCTCGCCAACGCGGTGTACGCGATCTCGTTCGCCGGCGCCGGCGCTCTGCGTGTGCTGACGCTTGACGGCGACGACGTGACGATTCCGAACGGAGCCCTCGCGGCCGGGGTGCAGCACGCTCTCGCCGTGCGGCGGGTGTTCTCGACCGGCACCGGCGCGACCGGCATCGTGGGGTACTACTGATGGGCGTGGGCGTTGGCGTCGGCGTGGGGTTGGGCGGGAAGCTGGCATCGCCGCCTGCTCACCAACTCGTATCCCGCTGGTACGAAGTCGGTCCGGCCCTGCCGTCGGCGTACTGCCTCGTGTCGGACAGCGCGGAAGCCCCAGGCGCGGAACTCGATACGGCAAACATTATGTGGTGGATCGACCGTAGCCCAAACGTGATTCAGGCAACGCAGTCTAACCCGTTGTTTGTGCCTGTCTGGCGAGTCTCTGGTAGCGAACGGTGGCTGGAAGCCGGGGCCGAAATCCGCATGAATTGCGCGACGGCATTGGCCTGTTCCGGCGCCTTCCATGTGTTTTGGCGGGGCACGCGGTCCGCCGGGTCGAAGCTGATGATCTGGTCCGGCCAGGCGTCCGGAAACCCGGCAATCCAATGGTGGAACGACAACGCCGTCTATGTCATCCGCGACGATGGCGGATTTGTGAACAACGCCGTGACATCCGTGGCCGGCACGCACTGGCTGCACGTTTGGCGGGACGGGGCGAACGCCGTCAAGGCGCAGGCCCAGGGCGGCTCGGAAGTATCGCTCGGCACGCTGTCGGGGACGCTGACGCTCGACCTGTTGCTCGGTCGCCCGGCGTCCCTTCAGTGGACGGACGCCGGAGTTCAAACGCTGGCGATCGCGGCACACAACGCGGCTTTGTCGGCAGGCAGCGTGGCGAAGGTGTTGACTGCGCTGGAGGCGATCACGCTGGCGTACCCGGTGGGGGGCGGGTGATATGACTATTACTGAAGCGATTCAACTCGTGCAGACCCGCAAGGCAGACGCCGACGCGGCTCAGGCCAAATACGATGCGGCGGTCGCTGTTCTGATTGACAAGATCAACGCCGTCACGGCCGACGCGGGCGGTGAGTCTGGCGAGTGACTGACCTTGATCGGGTTATCGCCGAAGCTGATACTATCATTGGGGCGCTTCACGAAGGATTGTTCCGGCTGAGCGACCTGGTCGAGCGGATACGGCCGCACGACCCCGGCAACCCCGAGGCGGTCAGTATGCACACCCCGACCCGAGGAAACAAACGCCGGGATAGGGCAATACTGATCGACAAGGTTCTCAAGGTGCTGGAATTCGCCTGGGGAACCGGGGTGCTCGACCTCTCAACCGACGAGTACGCCGATTGCATGGCGACACTTTTCCCCGACCGTTTCTGCGACGACGTTGAGGTGAAGCGGCGGATTCAAGAGGTGCGGGGGCGGAAGCTGGGATTATTCCGTGACCCGGCCGATTGACGGCCCGTTCTGCGTCCGATATGGTCCTTGATGGATTGCCACAAGGATCAAGGACCATGTCCGACCCGCGAGACCGCCAACTCTTCGACTTTTCCGAACAGTTGACCCCGGCCAATGGCCGGTACAACTACCGACGACCGACGCCAAAATCAGACGGTACGGCCGGATTTCTGATCGGCCTCGCGTTGGCGATTCAAGTCGCCGGCGCTTTGACGCTGGCGATCCACTGGGTGCCGTTCGTGCTGATCGTGTTCGTCGGCCAGCTTATCGCAGCGATCGGCGTGGCGGCCGACTCGAAAGGGAAGGGCACCGAAACCGCTGTCTGGTGTCTGGTCGCGCTCTGCTTCCCATTCGTCGGCGGCGTGGTGTACCTGATAGCTCGCGAGTGACGCTACGATGATTGACCGCCGGTGATGCGGCGGTTAGACTGATGCTGTCTGACTGAAACCCCTTTGCTGTAGATCGGAAGGTCGGGATTAGGCCCCCGGCCTTCCCCCTTTTCAGCCCTACCATTCCCGCCCGATTTGCCCGCGTTCGTCCGTCTGTGGTACGGTCTTCGGCGTCACTTACGCCGGAGGCTCTCTATGCCAGAAGTCACTCAACGCGGCTCGTTCGCCGAGTCGTTTTTCCTCGTGCTGCTGATCGTGGCAGTGCTGCTCGCGGGCCTTGTCTGCGGCGTGATCGCCGCGCGGCCCGAGATCGTCACCGGCCCGACGCCGCCGGCGCTCGCGCCCGACGGGCGGCCGGCCTGTCCGTGCGGGCCGAACTGTCCGTGCAAGCCCCGTGTGCCGGCCCCGCCGTTCCGCAAGCCGGGCCAGCTCGGTGACGTCGTGGAGCAGCCGTCGTGATGGCCGTGGTCAAAGCCTGGCTGGCGAAACTCGCCGTCATCCCGGTCCGGCTGGCGGTGTTCGTCGCCCTCGCCCTCGTGGTGATGGTCTGCGTCGGCGGCCTCGCGTGGCACGCGCCGCGGCTGTCGTTCGTGCTGCTCGCGGCCGTCGTCGGCATCGTCTGGCTGTTGCGAGACGGGCCGGGCGGCGACAACACGGCATGGCCCGGGGAGTGATCTGATGCGTCGTCTGTTCTGGCCGGTTGTTGTCCTGCTCGGGCTGGTGATCGGTATCAACGTCGCGGTCGAATCGAACAAGCCGTGGTGGCTGCGCGATCTCACCGGGCCGTCGATGCCGGCGTGGCTGCGCGACGTGCTCGGTCTGCGGTGGGGCGGGCAGCAGCCCGTGACGCCGCAACCTCTGCCCTTCCCGCTGCCGACGCCACGGCCGAAGCCGGCGCCGCGAACCCCGCAGCCGAAGTGTCCGGGCCCGAACTGCCCGCAGCCGAAGTGGGGCCCGGAGCCGGTCGCACTGATCGGCTCGCCGGTTGCCGTCAATGGCCAGCGGACGGCCGCAAAGTTCGTGGTCGGCGGCCCGTCGATGGACGGCGTCGAAGTCGCGTGCGACCTGCCGGCCGCGCGACACCAGCGGAACACCGGCGGCAGCGACGGGGCGGGCCTGTGCGTGTTCACCTCGGTCGGTCACTGTGCCGACTGGCACGGCGAGAACCAGTTGACCAAGTTCCGCGACTGGATGAAGTCGCGACCGGGCGGTGGCTACCCGGACAAGCTCAAGAAAATGATCGCCGAGTTCTCCCGTGAGACCGGCATCACTGAGCCGCCCTATTTGCAAGTCACGAACGGCGACGTGGCGATCCTCGAAGAGGCCCACGAGCATCGCATCATGCTCGCCGTGACGTACTCCGGCCGCGACGGCATCTACTACCGGTCGAGCGTCCCGCACATGGTCAACCTGGTCTGTTACGACAAAGCCGCGGACCGGGCGGCGATCTTGGACAACAACTACCCCGGGCAACTTCTGTGGATGAGCTGCAAGGACTTTGTGGAGCGGTGGAAGGAAGGTGGTGGTGGTGGATGGGCCGTGGCGCTCTTGAAGCCGCCGCCGCCTCCGGTGCCGGTCAACCGCACGGCAGCGAGGGAACCAGTGATGATCGGACAATGTGCCAGTTGTGGACCTGCATACGTTCCGCCGCCTGCGATGGTGGCCCCTGCGTTGGCGGCGCCGTCGATCTCGACTGCCGCATCGGCGAGCGGTTCGAGCGGCTGGGAATGGCGGCAGTCAGTCACGGACCCGGCCGGGTACTGGTGCCTGTTCAAGGACGGCAAACAGGTCGGGTGCTATCGCCGGCGGGATGATCTCTACAGCTCGCTCGGGACCGATGGCCAGTTCCAGCACGACGTGTTGCCGCCCGTGCCGATCCCCGAGTCTGCGTGGGCGACGGCCGGCACGCCGCGCGGCGGCGATCACCAGCCGATCTTTGGCGTCGAGCCCGATAAGGTCAGGCGGTCGCCGGGCTACGAGATCAACGGCGTGCCGGTCAGCCGCGAGCAGCTTCTCGGGGCGATTCACGCGGCGGGTAGCGGGGTGCTGCCCGACGTGAAAGGCAAGGTGTGGGTCGTCGTCGCCGGCGGCACGCCCGAGCAGCGGTCCGCCGTCCTCCGCGATCTCGAGACCAACCCCGAGTTGGCCCCGTTTAAGCCGCGGATCGTCGTGCAGTCCTACGCCGCGGGCGAATGGCCCCTCGCCGTCGGCATCCAGTCGAGCGGGGCGCCGACGATCCAGTTGCTCGGGCCCGAGACCGATCAGGGCAAGGCGGTCGATCTCGGACGGCTTGACAGTTACCCCGGTCCGGCCGTCCTCGCGGACACGTTGCACGAAGCGTTGCGCGAGGTGGACCCCAACTACCGCCCCGAACTGGCCCGCCGCAAGGGCAGCGACCCACTCGCAAACATCGACCCGACGATCCTGGTGGCGGTCGGCGGGTTCCTCCTGTTCCTGGTCCTGACGCCGCGGCGACGCCGCTGAGAGGTGAGACGTGACGCTGACTCTGGTTCTGATTCTGGTCGGGTTCTTCGTCGCGTACCGGTTTTGGCCCGACCTGTGCGCGCACATCGTCAACACGGGGCTCGCGGAGGAACGCCGCGAAGTGACCCCAGTTGAGAAGTTGCGGGCGGCCGTGTCGGCCCCGCCGCCGGACCCCAACGCGGCCCAAGCCGCTGCCGCCGCCGCACTCGTGAACGCGGCGATGGCCGCCAAAAAGTGATACCTACAATCGAGGTGCAATCATGATCGAGAAGCTGAGCGAGCAGACTCGCGCGAAACTGCAAGAGGCCGTCGAACTCCGACGACAGGCCGCCGCCGCGTCCGGCGCCGGCGAAGCCGTGATCGCCCAAATCGTCGCCCTCGGGCAGCAGCTCGCCGCGCTGCCGAGCAATCGGGCCGACCTCGAAGCCGCCGCGCGGGCGGCCGAGAACGACCTGCTTGACCTCGTCCGCGCGGAAGTGGCGCTGCTTGCGGCTGAGCCGGCCTGAGGCCGGGCCTGCCGGATCGGGCTGGCCCGATGATGGGCCGTCCGGGAGGGGAGGTGATCCGATATCACGCCGGGCTGACACCCCGGCAACCGGTTTGCCCGGGGCAAGATGCCATGCCGATCCAGCGACGGCGCCGGGCAATGTCTTCAGGTGGTCCCCCGGTCGTGCAGCAAAAGGAACTTCGCTACCAGGGGCGGCCGGTCGGGATCATCCGGCCGGCCGTTTTTATTCGAGTCTGACATGCTCATCCCCGACCTCTGGACGACGCCCCAACTCCTCGCTGTCGGTCTCATGGGTTACATGCTCGGGCATATCCACGCGATGGTTGTGGAGTGGTGGGAGAAAAGAAAGCAGTGACACCCGAACCCGACAACGCCGAAGTCGCCGTGGCAAACTTCGTGATGGCCGCCAGTCGTGCCGAGTACATCGCGGACATGGCATCGCTTCATTACGGCGTAGACACGCTACGCCGGATGCGGGGCGACGCGGCGTTGCTGGTGCGGCATCTCGACATGCTGATTGAGATGCGGGTGAGCGGGGTGAAGGGTCAGCCCCGTCAGCCCGGCGACAACTGGAGGTTGGCGGAGTGACGCATCAGGGCGACGGGTGGACGCTCCACGTCGGCGACTGCCTCGACGTGATGGCCGGCATGGCGGATGAGTCGGTGGATAGCATTGTCACCGACCCGCCCTATGGTCTGTCATTCATGGGCAAGCATTGGGACCACGGCATCCCCGACGTTGACTTCTGGTTGCAGGCGTTGCGAGTCGCCAAGCCCGGCACGCACATGCTCGCGTTCGGCGGCACGCGGACGTATCACCGGCTGACATGTGCCATTGAGGACGCGGGCTGGGAGATTAGGGATTGCATCATGTGGGTCTACGGCAGTGGATTCCCCAAGTCGCACGACGTCAGCAAGGCGATTGACAAGGAAGCGGGCGCGGTGCGGGAGGTAACAAGGGCAGGGGTCGTGCAGCGCGATGGATACGGCGGCTGGGACACGGGCAGTAGTCACACAAGGCCACGGTATGATTTGCCAGCCACGCCCCTCGCGGCCCGCTGGCAGGGCTGGGGGACCGCCCTGAAACCCGCATGGGAACCGATCATCGTGGCCCGCAAGCCGCTCGCCGGCACCGTCGCCGCGAACGTCACGCGGTACGGGACGGGGGCGTTGAACATTGATGGGTGCAGGGTGGGCAGCACGGTGGAAACGTGGCCGACGTCGAAGAGTTATGCGCCCGGACAGTTTCAGCCGGGCGGCAAGGGAGACACCCAGACTACTGGCGCAGCCCCCGCTGGCCGCTGGCCCGCCAACTTGATCCACGACGGCAGCGAGGAGGCGACGGCCGGCATGGGCAAAGCCGCCCGGTACTTCTACTGTGCGAAGGCGAGCAAGCGGGATCGGGATGAGGGGTGCGAGGGGTTTGATAAGCGTATTGCGCCATGCCACAACATTGACGGGCGTAACCCAGAAAACCCCAAAAATTACATCGGGCAGACACCGATGCCGCTGAAGCGCAACAACCATCCCACCGTTAAACCTACCGATCTGATGCGTTACCTGTGCCGGCTGGTCACTCCGCCCGGCGGCATCGTCCTCGACCCGTTCGCCGGCAGCGGATCGACGGGCAAGGCGGCACTGCTTGGGGGCTTTCGGTTCGTCGGCATCGAAAAGGAGCCGGACTACGCTGAGATTGCCGTGGCCCGGCTTACGCATGCGGCGGGCAAGGCCGGGCTGTTTGGGGCCGCGCCATGAACCCGCCCTCCTGCTGGCGGCTCGCCCGCCATCTGTCGCCGTGTCAGGCGCCGTGCGACACGTTCGACGACCTGCGCCGGCAGCTTGCGGCAAGCGAGGCGGCCCGCGAGATACTGCAACAGCGGCTCGACGCGGTCGAAACCGAATTGGCACGCATGAGGGGGCAGAATGCCGAACCCCGGCCTACCCGCTGACGTCAAGGCGAAGGCTCGCGAGTTGCGGGCGGCCGGGCGGTCGATCCGCGAGATTTCCGAAGCGCTCGGCATCAGCTACGGCGCGATCGAAAATCACACACGCGGCTACGCCCCGCCTGAGTCGCAAAAGAGCCGGCCACTAGAGCCGGGGTTCGTCGAACGCGAGGACGGCACGGCGTTCTTCTCGGCCGTCAGTGACACGCCAATCAAGACAGTCGATGAGGCCATCGCGGCGACGGGGATCGACACCACGACATACACCATCGTCGAAGTCGAAACAAAGACATGGACAACGACGGCGAAAGTCCGGGCCGGAGACCACGATGACATAGTCATCAAGCAGAACTACGGCGTGCGGATCAAGGCGAAGCGGATCGTTTCGCGGCATCTGCAAGCCGCCCTTGACGCGATCTACAACCGGCTCGCCAGCAAGGCCCCAAAGTATCCCGAACCGAAGCTGGTCAGTAAGAAAAACGCAGAGCGATTTCTTACAGTCGTCGGTCTGTTCGATGCCCACTTTGGCAAGCTCGCTTGGGGCGCCGAGACGGGCCATAACTACGACCTGTCTACAGCCGAGCGATTGTACCGCAATGCAGTCGATGACATGATCGGCGAGTCGGAGGGCCGCAAGGTCGGGCGGTTCCTGCTGCCCATCGGCAACGACTTTTTCCACGTTGACAACTCACGCAACACGACCTACGCCGGCACGCCGCAAGACGTTGACGGGCGGTACGCCAAACTCATCGAAGCCGGGGAAATGGCAGTCGTGTGGGCGGTCGAGACGTTGCTGAACATCGCCCCGGTGGACGTGGTCTGGGTGCCGGGCAATCACGACCCGACGACGAGCTATCACCTCGCCCGCACGGTCGCGGCCTGGTTCCGCGCAGCGAAGGCTGTCACCGTGGACTACTCGCCGAGCCCGCGTAAGTACGTCCGGCACGGGTGCACGCTCATCGGCATGACGCACGGCAGCGAAGAAAAGCCGCAGTCATTGCCGGCTCTCATGGCGACGGAACGGCCGGACGACTGGGCGGCGGCGACCTGCCGCGAATGGCTACTCGGGCATCATCACCGGTCGAGGCAGTGGCAGACTCAGCCGGTCGATACGCACGACGGCACGGTCGTCCGCGTGCTGCGGTCGATTGCCGGCACCGACGCATGGCATCACCGTCGCGGGTATGTCGGGACGACGCGGGCGGCCGAAGTCTACTGGTACGGCGAACGGCGCGGGTACGCTGGTCATGCGGTCGTGCCGGTGCGGGACGCGTGATCTCCCACCCCATCCCCGTCGTGCATCAACGCGACGACCACGATTGCGGCCCGGCCTGCCTCGATGCCGTGCTGACCTACGCCGGGTTCCGCCCGTTGCCGGACCAGCTCATCAGGCTGGCGAGCCGTCGGCACGGCTGCGACGCGGCCGACCTGGCCGGCGTCCTGGAGGCGGCTGGCGTGCCATGCTCGTGGACCGTGGACAGCGATCTCGACGAGTTGGCCGGCTGCCTGCTCAGCGGGCCGGTGATCGCGGCGATGCAAGCCTACGGCACGGGTCACTGGGTCGTTGTCGTCGGCATGAGCCGCACGCGGGTCACGGTGATGGACCCGGCGAGCGTGCAGAGGTGCTATCGGTGGCTGCCGGTGACTGAGTTTTACCGGCGGTGGTGGGATACTGATCGACGCGGCCGGCGGGTGGATCGCGTGGCCGTGTCGATGAGGATCAGGCCGCGACTCGCGCGGCCGGTGAAGGGGGTGCCGGATTGAGCCAAAGCTCCGCCAATCGTCACGATGTGGCGGGGCCTTGGTCCGCGATCGTCAGCCCGAGCGCGGGCAGTAGGTGTCGCAGCCGGTCCGTCTGGACGATCGCACCACGGCCGTACCGAGGTGCCCACTTCGCGGTGATACCTGCCGATCTGGTGGAGCCGTGCATCAAGGCGGTCTGTCCGAAGGGCGGCACGGTCCTCGACCCGTTCGCCGGATCGGGCACGGTGCTGGCGGTGGCGGTGCGGCTGGGTCGGGATGCGGTCGGATGCGAACTGAATCCCGAGTACGTCAAGCTGATCGCCGAGCGGGTCGGCAGCGTAAAGCCCGCCGATGAAGGGATGTTCGCGGTCGCAAGGTAAACCCGCTTTACCTTACTCGCCGGCCGGCTTTCGATTGGGCTTCCGCCGGCTGCCTGCCAGCGCGTCCACGTCGGCCTGGCGGACGACTCGGTACGGCGACGGCCCGGTCTCGATCCACTGGGCCTTGAGCTGGCCCGACTCGATCAGGTGGTGGATCGCTTGCCGGGTGATGCCGAGGCGGCGTCCCGCCTCGGCGACGGTGATCAGGTCAGACGGCATACGGCGCCCAGCCGGGCTGGCGAGCGGCACGGCGGATCAGCCGCCACTCGCGCCGGATCTCGTAAGGCGACCGCAACCGCCGGGCCAGCAGTCTGGCACAGGCGGCAGCGGTCGTGAGGTAGTCAGACGGCACGGGGTGCGGCCTCCGTGACATAGGTGATCCGGACCACGTCGCCGGTCCGGCTCTCCAGCTCGGTCGGCAGCCCGGCGGGGTCGGCGACCGCGACCGTCACCTCCTTGAGGTACCGGCTGTCGGGGCCGTCCCCGATCAGCCGCGTGCGGCCGTAGGCCACGATCCGGCCCGCGTCGAGGGCGGCGTGCCAGGGCTTGGGCAGGCCCCAGGGGGGCAGGTCGTATCCGGTGAGCTCCATCGTCTCATCCTCCTCGCCCGGATTCCGCCGGCGCGGGCCGCACGGGGCGGCGGGTCAGTCTGCCCACTGCGGGCCGACTCGCTCACCTCCGGGGCCGGGAGGCGGGCGGGTCAGCCCCGGCCGAAGCCGGGGCGGGGGAAGGGGTCAGTCGTCGAGATCTGGCACCGGCTGACGAGTCCAGCCGCGATCTGCAGACCACGACCCGACGGCCCACTCCAGCAGCGATGGGCCGATCGCGCGAGTTGTTTGGTCGCGGTCGCGTATGGCGGCCCGGACGGCCGCCAGCTCCGTGCGGTGCCTAGAGACAGTCTCCCAAGTCCGCCCGCAGTCGCGGGACAAGCGGACCCGGTAAAGCAGCCCCCGTGCCGGTCGAGCGTACTTAGTCATCGTCGTCTCTCCTCGTGTCTGCCGTCGCGGTTGTCGCGTCCGGTCATGTAGGTATCTTAACAGCCGTCAAAAAGAAGTCAAGCGGATTCGGCAAAAATCTTTTCGGGAATCTGGTCCGGATTCTGATCCAGCTTCCAAAAACCTGCGAATTCCTAAGCTGAAAACATCAATATTCGACCCCTGCCGGGGGTAATTAACAGTGTCCAAAAATTCCCTACGGCGTCCGAAAAATGCCGGATTCCCGGCGTTTTTCGCCCGCGCCGGCGGACCCCGGCGGACGTCGGCGACCGGGGCGGTGGTCCGGATTGCGCTCCAGAGGGTCTTGTAAGAATTACTGGAGCGCGGGACGGCGTGATATTATCACCGTGTCACTTGCCCTCCTTCGGGTGATCGAGAGGTCGGGACTAGCACTCCCGGCCTCTCACTTTTTTCGGCCTACGCCACCGCCGCCGCGAAGTCGGCCGGCGTGACCGTGAGGTAGTGGGTCGTCGCGACCTCTGGCGAGTTGCCGAGCCAGCTCGCGACGACATGCAGCGGGAACGACTGGCACAACTCCGTCTCGCGGGACGCCCGCAGATTGTGGAACAGCTTCGGCCACGCGCGCACGCCGCTCCGCGCCACGATCGGCAGCACATGCCCGCGCCAGTTCGGGGCGCTTGCCCTGGCCCGCGTCACCACATGATCGGAGCCGGTGCGCGGCATCGCTTCGAGGAACGGACGCAGTTCGGGAAACAACGGCATCGTCCGCTCGCGGGTCTTGTGCTGCCGGACCCTGATCGTGTTGGCCCGCCAGTCAATGTCCGACCAATGCAGCCCCAACACCTCAGACGGTACCCGCAACCCGCCGTAGCGGGCCAGTGCGAGCACGAGCCGCCAATGCGGATCGTCGGTGGCATCGACCACGCGGGCGAACGTGTCGCGGTCGATGAACGCTTTGCGGGCGGGGTTGGTCGATGCCGGGCAGCGGACGCCCGCGAACGGATTCGACTCGATGATCTTGGCCCGCTCGGCACTGGCGAACCATGACCGGATGCGTTTCAAATGTCTGGCCCATGTCGCCTGTGCGAACCGCCCGGAGAGAGCATCCCGCACGGCGACCGCGTCGGCCTCGGTCACGCTCGACAGCGGGCGGGCGGGGTCGATCAGCGACAGGCACGCCCGCACGGCCTGCGCGTCGTTGCGGACAGTGTGCGGCCTCTTGCCCGAGCCACTCGCGGCCCGCTCGATCCACTGCCCGACCGTCACGGCGGACCGCGACTCGACCAGACCGAGCCGGGCAATGCGTGCGTGCATGTCGTCGGGGAGCGCAGCGACCCATGCCAGCGTGGACGCATCGACGGGCAGGGCGAACCGGCGACAGGATTCGAGGGCCTCGACCCGCCGGCGAATTTCCTCCGCGATGCGTTGCGAGCACGCCCCCAGTCGCACCGACCGCCAGCGGTCGTCGGCCCGCGCGAACAGACGCCAACCGACGCCCTGCTCATTCACCAATCTCGCCATTACCTCGCCTCCTGCGAGTGCTGCCGCACGAACGCCGCGACCTGTGCCGGCGTGTAGCGGATCGAGCGGCCGACGCGAACGTAACCCAGCTTGCCGGACGACCGCAAGGCGAACAGGACCGACCGGGCGATTCTCAGCCGCCGGGCGACCTCGGATTCCGTCAGTAGCGGCTCAACTTCGGCCGATGCGTTCGCCGATTGGATATTCGACCACCCGCCGCCGCTGAAGCCCCTACCCATACCATGCCCCTCCCCCGCGTGGAGACTCCCGAGCTGTTGCTCGAATGCGACCTTGCCGCCCTGTTGCTGCGCTGGCGCGACTGTGTCACGCGACCTGTGACCGCGACCGTCTGCCTCGGCGGCCTGGTCGGGACTGTGACGCTGACCCCGTCGCACGCCATCACCGTCGTCCACGACGATGACATCCCGACGCCGTGTGAGGCCGCGATCCTGCGGCTGTTGTCCGACGGTCAACGTCGGCTGCGGCCGGCGATCGTGGACGCCCTCGAACGCGACCACGCCGAAAGCACGATCGTCAAGGCGTTGGCCCGGCTGGTGAAGTCGGGCCGGCTCAATCGCGTCAATCGTCGGGGGTATGCTATCGCGGAAGTGCGGGCAGATTGAATTCCACTTAGGTGCATGCACGCAAGTGGAATTCATTTGGAACCTATGCCCGGTGATACTACCGGGCATGGTGACTTGGCGTAATCAGTTGTCGGGATCGGCCGGGGGTTTCGGCCGGCGACGGAATTTGATCGGCGACCCGACGGGTTTGAAGAATTCGTCGGCCGACACGCCGTACAGCTCGGCGAGGGCGGCGACGGCGGACGCGCGGGGTTCGCCCGCTGTTTCGTCCTCTGTCTGTTCCCATCTGTGCAGCGACGACTGCCCGACCCCGATCGCGACGGCCGCATGGCGCGCGATGATGCCGGCAGCCTCGCGGATTTCGGCGGCGCGTGCGCCGTTCCAGCGTCCTTCGGCGTGCATGATCGTCGGCAGCCGGAAGGCGAGTGGCCCGGCTGCTATCGTCCCGTTCATGGTCGGCACTCCAGAAAAAAATTCCAAATTCGGAACAACCCGTATTGACTCTGTGTTCCGAATTCGGAATATTATCCACGTCGGCCGGGTGCCAGTCAACCGAACGCAGGTCGCTAACCACTTAGGTTACGGCCCCGGCCGACAAGATTCAACATTTTTTCGGGTCGCAACGCGCCGGCTCAGCGTGTCCGCTGATCGTCCGCGCGTTGCCGGGGAGGGAAGGCGATGACGACGGTACACGCGATCGACCTCAGCAAGGAGGGGCTGATCGAGATGCTCCAATACTGGATCGACGCCCGCGAGCCCGACGACGGGCGGCGGGTGACGGTGACGCAGGTGATCGGGCCTGCGACCACCGATGCCGACGCTGGCATTCGGGCGAGGGCGCTGGTCAAGCTCGCCTGCGGCCTGTCCGCCGGCTGGCTGCCACTTCGCGAACAGGATCTCGCCGATGCCGCAACGGCGTGGCTGTCTGTGTCCGAGGTGCCGACATCGTGGTACCCGGTGGCGCGCGTCGAAACATGGCCGGCGACCTCGGCGGCGCTGGTCGCGGCTCGCATCTGCTTCGGGCAGGGGGGCGAGTGATGGACTTCGTCGCGTTCCTGACCGGCGTCGGCATCGGCATGGTGGCCGGCGCACTGCTGTACGACGCCAGCCGGCGAAGCCGGCGGAAAAGCAAGACGATCCGCACGATGTGGGGTGAGTTCTAAAGGAGTAGACCATGCTGGCGATTTCAAGGAAGCCGCGAGAGATCATCCTGATCCAACTGCCCGACGGGCGGCGGATCACTCTGGGCGTGTCGCACGCGACGCGCATCTACATCGACGCACCGCGTGATATTGGGATCGTGCGGGCTGAGGTGGTCAAGTCAATCGAGGAGACCGTGAAGTGAGTGTCATTGCATCAGTGCCGGCGTTTGCCGGCGACACTGCGGACCCTGTCCGCGACTACGT